ATAGCCCAAGCAAACAACTCAACAATAAAGCGAATTCTATTAGACTTAAAGTCATCTCGAATCCAATCAAATGTTGGTTTTAGTAATTCATTCATCTTTTGGCAAACGATTAGTAACGCCTAGAATCATTTCAATATCATTCCACGCTTGTTCGTGTTCTTTCCAATTGTCTTTGTGTGCAATGGAAATGGCTTTATTAATAATGCTAGGCTTAACTTCCAATTCTTCTGCTACTGCTTTAACCGTTTCTTTAAGCCCTTCTTTCAAATCTTCAATTTCACGTAAAACGGTACTACCTTCGTTGATTAAACGTTCTAATTTGGCTTTTTCTTCGGGCCCATACATGCGTGTACTCATTGACACTCCTTTAAAATTATTGTATAATAATAACATACTTAGCTACACAAAGCAACATATATGAAAAAATCTATTGTAATTAGTTTGTTAGTTTGTTCAAATCTAACATTTGCCCAATCTTTCTACGATTGGGATAATCCCAGTAAGAAGTTTGATCTTGCAAATGGTCAAAAACAAATTCAGTTGACTATTGTTCCAACTGACAATGTTCTGGGATTATGTAACAAGGAAGCACGAAACAGAGGTTTTAGTGAATATAAATCTGCTATCAATAGCTGTGCATTTTGGAACGGTGATTTAACTCAATGCACTATAGTTGTTCCTAAAAATACAAGTATGCATATATTAGGGCACGAATTACTGCATTGTATAAAAGGTAACTGGCATTAAAAAAGCACCCTAGGGTGCTTTTTTGTTATACTCGAATATTTCGAATCATTGCCAGTACAGCATCGTCTTGTCTAACAACGCTTTCTTTTGCGGGAGATGTTCCGCCTGCCGGTATGCCTAATTTTGCTCTACCTTGATCAATTATAGACGGTTGTGTTGCCATTCTTTGACTAACTGATAGTTTAGTTGGATCTACAGGTGCAGCTGGACTGGCCGCTGTACCACCTGTTGGTGCTGGCTTAGCCATTGCGGCAGAAGCTGCTTGACTATCTTTGGCTGCATTATACGGTGCCGGCTTAGCTGGACTAGCTGCTGTACCACCTACAACTCTTGGATCAGTGGCCGCTGTCATACGACCTGATAAATCTGTACCTGGTGCACCAAATTGTTTTTGTGCGGCTGCAGTAGCTGGCCCCATAATGCCGTCTGCTTTAATCTTAGCACCTTTCTTAATCAACTCTTGTTGCATTGCCATTACTTTAGGGTCTGGTGTAGGCTTTGGCTTAGCAGGACTTGCCGCTGCTCCGCCTGTTGGTGCAGCCGCATTAGCTGCCACAGCTTTATCAACACCAGTTACATCGTCCTGTGCACCGGATGCTAGTGCGGCAGTTTGGGCAGCATTGACTGCACCTGCTTGTCCCATACTCATATCTGTAGCACCTGCAGCAACGTCGGCCTTGTCAGCGGCAGCTTGAGCTGCTGCTTCTTCACCTGGATTGCCTACTCCAGTGGCAGCACTTGTTGTGGCCACTTTATCTGCTGCTGCTTGAGCCGCTGCCTCTTCGCCTGGATTACCTACACCAGTTGCGGCACTTGTTGCAGGAGCTGCCGCTGGCTTACCTTTGTTAGGAGCACGAGCTAAAATAAATTTATCAGTTGGGTCAGCACCACCTAACCATTTCTGATCTTCGGGACTTAATGCTGCCCATGCTGCTGATTTAACAGGATCGCTGGCGTGTGGATTTTCAGTTAACGTAGATTCTTCAACCTCATAACCAAATTCTTCAATTAGTCCACGTGCGATAGAGCTTTTAAAAACAGGTACTGTAGACTGACGAACAGGTGCTACTGATTCTGTAATAACTTTCTTTGTCTCTACAGATTCCGTAACGATCTGTGTTGTGTTGATTGTTTCTAACTTCTGCATTAATGCTCTTAAATCCATTTTGTTCCCCAAATAATCTATAATATATTTATGCTCACTTAGCAGTCTACGGTAGCGAATCGCTTTCTGCGGGCAGCAGCCTCCCCACACTTAAAAACGCAAAGGTCCTAAGGTAGTGTGTTCTTATTCTTTAGAAGTAGCTCTTAGCTGCCAGCTGTGTTTGCGATGTGCATCCATACGGCCTGCTATAAAGTCACTTAAACCGTGTTCGCCTGCTTGTTCAGACAGATCAAATACTATCTTTAACAATTTAACCATTTTATCACTGTCTTGCAGTAATTCTGCAATCATAGCTCTATCTTCGAGCATGTTTAATTCATCTTCAACTTGTGTTAACATTGAAAAACGTTGAAAGCTAGCAGGAGTATATGATCCTAATTTGCGAATGTTTTCTGCAAAGTCGTCAATTGCACCATAAACTTCTTCATAGACTGTAGCAAACAACATGTGTAGTTGTGGGAACAATGGACCCTCTACGTTCCAATGAAAGTTTTGTGCTTTGATGGCAAATGCATATTCACTAGCAAATGCAATCTTCATTGCTTTTTTAAGTTCGTCCATTACTTCTTACCTGCTTTCTTTTTTGCAATAGCGATAGCTGCCTGTTGTGCCGCACTTGTTGCCTCACCAATCTTTTCACAGTCGTTTACACGCTTGCCTGCGTTCTTACCTGTACCTGGTTTTGTTCCAACCTTACGGTGTCCTGGCCAGCACTTCTCTGGACCTGCTACACTTTCTTGAGCTGTAGTATCTAACAGCACATACATCTTATCACCAACTACGTATGCTTTAGCTGGAATAACTTTACCACTCATTCCTATTCTTGGTCTAATGCCGTCGCCGAACACACCAACTAGATTATAAGTTGTACCACCGTAGTCAACAGTTGAGCCACTTGGCTTTACATTAGCAGGTGCAGGTTCTGCTGCTGGAGAATTAGGTTTGCCTGTTAGGCGATTGATACTTGGATCAGGAAATGATCCGTCTGCATTAGGAACAATGCGTTCAATTACACGTTCGGCTAGTTGACGAGCACGATCTTTACTACGAGTTTCAGCTTCGGCAAGTTCAGTTTCGACTGCTTTGAAATACTTACCAATCATACTAGGCGTTGCGCCTTCTTGTACGTTAAGTACTGGGTTAGTAATTGTTTTTTTAGGTTCTGTATAGTGTTGCATTGTTAATGCTTCGGCACTAGTAGAACGATTCAATGGACCTTTACCTTCGCTAATAATAGACAGTAATCTGCTCATGCCGGCATTTTCGTCAACATATTTTTTAGCAAGATCAACTGGTGCAACTGCTGGCATAGCAGGCTCAGGAGCATCATACTCAGCTGCCGCATCAATACCCTTGGCTTTTAATGCCGCTGCCATTTGCGCCAGTTTTTGTTTCATTGCGTTAGTTGACGCGGTAACTTCTGGACTGACAACTGCAAAGGTATTAGCACCCCCGCCACGTATGGCATCTGCGCCATCTAACTGTGCTCTAAGTTGATTATAGGCAAGTTGTTCTGGAGATAGGGTTGACGCAGGAGCAGCCGCAGGTTGATTTAAATCAGCTTCGTTAACAACTTGAAGAAACTTTCTCATGTCTGAAGAATTCACTTCAGTTTTGGCCTTAACGCCATCTACTGCCTGTAGTATTTTCTTCATGTCCATGATTTAGCCTTGTGTTACACCACGTGGTCCGCGAGTGTCTTTAACACCACCGGCTTTCATCAATGCAGTGCGATCACCATAGTTTTTACGATCAACGTCTTTGGCCGCTTGTTTAATAGGAGGAGTTTGCGATTTCTTTTCAACGTGCTTTAGTGGATCAAACTTGTCACCTTCATACATACTACCACATTCTTTTAGACCGTGTACTGGGCATGACTTGCCTTTAGCAGTGTGGTTACATTTGTCAGCAGCTTCTTTAACTTTTTTATCCTTGCCACCTTTTTCGTCTTTGCCTAAACGACCGGCAACAACATCACCTTGTGTTACTTTATCATAGGGTTTAGCATTGTTAGCTAGATTGCCATCGCCTTTTTTAGATTTGGCAGCTTCTTTCATTGCAGGGTTTGTAGGACCAGGTGCAGCAGCACTCCACTCTTTACCTTTATTAGGCCCAGAAGTGATTACAGGATAACGTCCTGTCTTAGGATTTTTCTTTGGGGGAGCAGTGGCACCATCGGGATTCATAGGAACGGCAGTCTCGTTAGTAGTCTTAACTCCGCCCTTCATAATAGTCTGCTTACCTGGATTAGCTTTGCCCCATGCTTTGCTATCTTTCTCTTGTGCTTTATCGTGGGCTTTGTCACCTGCTTTCTCAGCAGCAGACTTTGACTTAGCTTGTGACTTAGGCTCAGTATGCTCTTCGTCACTAAATCTGTTTGGATTTTCTTTATGCTTAGTAACACCTTTCTTAGAACGATCAATCTCACCACCAGTTGATGACTTCTCCTCGTCTAGAGCTTTCTCTTTCTTCTTCATCTCGTCTTTAGCTTTCTTGGCCTCTACTTTAGCTTCTGTTAGCTTCTGTGCAAATGCACGACGGATGCTTTCTGAATACATATCGCTGTTTTCAATAGCACTACCGTACTCACTGATCTTCATTTCGTATTCCATGTAGTGATACACAGACGCAATATAGTCAGCGGCTTTGGTAATCTTAGCCTGTACCCAGCCTTCTAACTCTTGATCTTCTTGGATCATTTTGAATAGCTTAAAGCTGTATTGAGCGCATTTAAATAGATCGGCACGAGCCATTTTTGCTTCGTGATCGTCTGGGCGGTGAAAGTTATCTTGCATTTTGAGAATTCTCCAATATCGTAGTATTTATCGTTTTAAGCTGCCACCAGTGAGCAAATTAGCCCCTTTAATATCTAGTGCATTTTTAGCAGTGCCGTCTTTATTTTTATAAGTTTTAGCTGTTTTATTTTTGTAAACAGCCCCAACGCTTACATTGCCGGCACTAGTAGCACCTGCAGTGGCAGTTTCTTTAATTAGTATTTCTCTTATTTTCATAGTATTACTCTAAATATTGCGGAAAACGTTTGTTAAAATGACGCATAATAATTCCCGCTTGTGAATTAGCTTGGTTTTCTTCAGCACTGCCAGTCATTCCACTATCGTCATTTAGTGTGCCGTTTAAGTCTTGTTTAAAATGTACTAGCTCATGCGCTAGTGTTCTAAGTATGTCTGCAGGGTGACGATCTTTTAACGCTAATTGAATAGTACCGTCGTCGGGGTTATAACCACCAAAGCTAGGTTGATCGCCTGACTCTATAGTTTTATGAACGCTGATTCTAGGCAGTTTGTTTAATTTTAACATCTTCATTGCAAACGGTAGAAAGTCTTCTAGGGCATCCATTGTACTCGGATGTATAACAGTTTCATTAAGTGACTTCTTTTTCCCTGCTTTCATGTTAGCTAGCCAATGAGCTAGTTGACCTTTACGGCCGCCCTGTTTAGCAGTCTTACGTAACGAACTTACAGATGCTTTAGTGTTAATACCGTGACGTTTGCTATCGCCTTTGTCTTGTGGATTCTTGCCATCAGCAAAGTTTTCATTCTCAATGCTTTCGCCACCTCCCCCACCGTCGCCTCCACCACTATCTCCGCTATAGCCAGCATAGTATCCATAGCCACCGTAAGGTCCTGGACCGTATGCCGCTGGCATACCTAAAGTACGACGAGCCTTACGCTTACGCTTCTTGGCTTCGTCTACTGTAGATGCAGTAGGCTGTGTTAATTCACGTAGTAGCATTTTAGCTTTCAAACACGTCTAGTGCATCGTTCCAGTGCTTGATACGATCTTCTAGACCAATAGTTCCGCCATTGATACGTTTACTTAGTAGTACAATGTCACCAGTGTCGCAAATAGCATTTAGTTGATTCTTATACCAGAACCAGCAGGCAGTAATAATAGCATACTCTGGTGTACGTACTAGATCTGGATCATTGGCTAATGTGTCATCACCAAATAAATCACGGCTACATTGTGTATAGTTTGCACGACCTGTTAACTGTAATACTCCACGACCACGGAACTTGTATCCATCACCTGATGCTTCTGCGCCATTGCCCATACGTCCACCGTAGACACGATTAGCAATCATCTCTGCCTTTTTGGCATATTGATTTGCAATAGCATCATCCGGGAAATACTTTCCAAATATACTACGTAGGCCTTTTGCACTGTAGTTTAAATTTTCTTGTAAAATAGTAAAGTCTGCACTTTCGTGTTGACCTTGTGCTACAAATCCTGCAACACGAGCTGGCGTAGTAATGCCAAACTTTGGCAAGTAGGTGTTCATAGCATTGAACCAAAATGCCGGTTCTTTGTTTTTGTGTAGTAGGTGTGCTACTTTTTCTTGTGTAAAATCAAATTCAAAACTCATATTAATCTCCAATAGGCTTTTCGCCAGTCATGTAAGGTAGACTAAACCATAACTTAAACCAATCAGGTGTTCCTGGTTTAATGTTATGTTTTTTCATCAACTGACCTTTTTCATTGCCAGTGACGCTAATATTACTGCCTTCGTTAATGTCATAAGGCTGTAGACCTTTATAACTATTAACACCAGCTAGGCGTTTTAACTGTGCAATCTCATCCATCACGCTAACCTAAATGCCTTTAGATTCTTCTTTGGCGTATTTTTATTTACATCAACTGTTGTATTCTGTTTTGTAATAATACCGACACCTGCAGACTCTAATGCTCGTTCACGTTGCAATCTATCCCATGCATTTTCTGCCACACCTTTCTCATCTTTCTTAGGCTCTGGTGGCTTAGGAGGATTTAATAACTCCTTGGCACGTTGTTGGCTAGCGGCTGTACGACCATAAGGACTTTTCTTAAATGTTGCTTCGGCTACACTTTTCTGCCCATGCTTTTGTAATTCTGCCTGTAATGCTTGTAGTTTGTTAGGACTACGAGCAATAGCATTACGTATATCTCCAGCAATCTTTTTTGGTAACTTGCTTAATATATCGTTAACAATATCTTCTACTTGACTACGTTGTTGCCCTATGGCTGGATTCTTAGGAGATTTAGCTACTGCAGGCTCGTCATAGTCATCTTCTAATTCTAAGTTGGCAATATATTCTTCATAGGCTGCTTTATTTTGCATCCAACGATTGGCATTCTTTGTCAGCTGCGGAGCATTAAGGTGTTGACCTAATTTGGCTAGTATTCTAGGAAGTTCATTGGCAATGTTGCCAAATGATCTTTTCATTTCTAACTCGCCATCAGCTTCAACTCCGCGCAGGAATTGTTGCAATTCAACAGTTCTACGAGTGTTATACTTACATAGGTCATAGAGTTCATTTTGTAGTCTACCTACATACATGCTCTGCACCCAACGTCCGCCAATGCCAGCTGCTACCATTCTAAATCCACGATCTAGTTCACCGTGATTTTCCATATACTTCTTGGCCTGAAACTTCATTGTGTCATAAACATTAGTAACTGGTTCACCAATGTCGTTGATAACAGCTCTTAGGGTGCTTTCAATACTAGTACCTTCTGTTACTCCTTGCTGTGCCTCTGCTTTCTTTACTAATGCAGTTAGATCTGCTATCATTTTCTTCCATGCAGGACTTTGAAATACTTGAAGAGCTTTTTGCATAGTTGCTATAATGTCAACTTCACCGTTAGGTGCTAGAACCATTTGCTTTTTAACTGCATCAACAGCCGGAGCACCCATGCCGTTCTCCGCAGCCGCAGCATAAATGCCTTTAACATACTCAGTAGTTGGCATTGTACCAATATTGCTATTTTCTGCTACTGGTTCTTCGACAGGTTGTTTAACTTTCTTTTTAACTGGTTTGGCTGCTGCCTTGGCTACATATGGGGTTAGATAATGTTTTACTACATCAAAGAAAGGATGTCCTGCAACTAATGTATTTGGATCAACACCTGCTGCTTGACCAAACAGATCTCTGTCATCTGCTGCTACTGCGTTGCGTAGAGAAGTTGCTGAACTTAGGCGAGGTGTAGTCTGTTGTTGAATAGTGCCAAACTCGTAATAACCGTGGGCGCCTTCTTTGCCATTGTATTGTATAAGTGTCTTAGTAACCCAATCTTCGTCAGTGTAGACATTCAATACAATGTTACCATGCTTTTCATATACCTTGCTGGCCAATGTTAGCCAACTTTGTTCTGCAACAACATGTCCTTTAACTTCGGGATAAACAGCTTCCATGGCCTTAACCTTAATGCCAAACGGTAATGGATCCTTAGGGCCTTGTGTACTTTTATTAGTACCTACATACCATACTGTATTCTCGCTGGCCATTTCCCACGCTTTCATGTGTCCCATGTGAGGAGGATTAAAGCGGCCGAATATAATGCCTACTGATTTCGCCTTAGCTCTAGCTTCGAATATTTCTCTAAGTATCATTTCTTTTTCTCGTTGGCACGTTTTGTTTTAAATTCGTGATAATGATTAATTTCTTGACTCTGTAACTTTTCGCAGATTTCTTTAATATCATTTTCTGAAAGATTTTCAGATAATTCTTTAATAGGGAACTTTTTCTTATACTCTTCAAATGCTTTAATTACAATATTTTTAAATGCTTTAGGTGATACTTCTTTATCTTTATCACAGTGTGCATATACTTTGTGTTGAAACGGATAATATGTATGTCTATAAAACTCAGGATCGGCGTTCATGAAATACATGAGGTCATCATGCATGTCATAATCTACTTCTGGCGCCTCGGGTTTATACCCAAATATTTCAAATACTTTCATTTTACCATGCCCTACATGACCAATAACGTGCCTTCCAACGCGGCCCTGGATTAGCGCAATTATGTCTTGCTCTAAAACTTTTACGTCTTGCTGGAATATGTTTTTTAATACTTAATTTTTTATCACCAAAGTTTACTTTGACAACATTACCATTTGGCTTTCTCACGTACACTTTAGACTTTTTAACATCTCCGGCCATACGTTTTCCTAATGGAACGTTTCGACCTTGATATTCAGCTTCAGTTATAACACTGGCAAATTTAATACCACTTTCTTCAAGTAGATCTAACGCACCTGCATCTGCCTCTATTAGCACACAGTCGTCCCAACTGTCGATCACATATGTTTCTAAGGCAACATCTTCAGCTAGTTCTAATACAAAATCATCACCCGCTTCTATGTCATCGCTGCTTAAATCTAACTCAGCTTCTTCAATGTATTCTAAAATACTTTTATTCATAAGAAAACCCCTACTACGATATTTATCGAAGAAGAGGTCTTTAGGTATTGCTTTCTTTACTGCTTAACTACGGTTTCTACGCTGTGTATAGCAGATCCTACAAAGATTTTAACCATGGTTAGTGTTTTTTCGTCACTGACATAAAAATAGTAACCTCCCCAACTGTGCTCTTTAGCAAGGTGCGTTTTAGCACGTTTAGGTAATTTAATCTTAAGTTCCTTGCCCGTGCACCAATTTAAGAAATTACTATAGTTTTGTCTAGTACGTCCCATGGTTACTCGATAATCATAGTTGATAGTTTTAGAAATAATCTTATGTTCATCGAGTAAAGATTCTGATCCTGCCCTGGGAAAACTTACATATTTTACTAGATTAGGATTTACTTTAGCTAGTTTTTCAATATTTTTTTCAGTGTTAGTATAAAAACTTATCAAAGGGCTTTCTACCCTAAGGTCGTAATCTACTAGCTGCCCCATAGCAGTAATTAAAGAGGATACATAATCTCTATCCTCTTTAGTTATTTTAGGTGCCCACACTGATTTGTCCGGTGATATTAATTTTTCTTTAACGTTTTCAAGATTACCACCTCTAAACCAACCGGCTGCTTTTGTTTTTAGTACAATTTTAAATTTGTACTTGTTATTAAACAGCTTGGTTGTATGTTTAGTTTGAATCAATGGATGCAGTTTCATCTACAACTACCTTTGGTGCTTTTGTTTTAACGTGTAGAAATAAATTATTATCAACTACACCGATATTTAAAATACCACCGTTTTTAAGATCACCGAACAACATTCTTTTAGCAAGAGGACGTTTAATTTCTTTGTCAATAACACGTTGTAAAGGTCTAGCACCCATCTTCTTATCAAAACCTTTTTCGATTAACCAGTCAATTGCTTCGTCAGTAATTTTAATCTTGATAGCTTTATCTTTGACTTGCTCACGAACTTCCACCATAAACTTGCCAACAATTTTGATCATTGTTTCTTTAGTTAACTTGCCAAAGGTTATAACTGCGTCTAATCTATTACGGAACTCAGGTGCAAAGAACTTTTTAAGTGCTTTATCACTATAAGTTTGTTCCTGCTCACCGAAGCCAATAGTATTCTTCTCAGCATCACTTGCGCCAGCATTGGTGGTAATAATAAGAATCAAATTGCGGCAATCTGCTACTTTTCCATTACTGCCTGTGATAAATCCATTGTCCATCATCTGTAACAAGATTGTAGAAACATCAGGATGCGACTTTTCAATTTCGTCTAACAGTAATACACAGTTAGGGCTTTCTTGAATCTTAGTAATCAGTAATCCAGCATTTTCTTCAAAGCCCACATATCCAGGAGGCGATCCAATTAACTTACTAACAGAGTGTTTCTCTTGATATTCACTCATATCAAAGCGTACAAGTTTAACACCTAGATGTTTTGCCAGTGCTTTGGCAGTTTCAGTTTTACCTGTACCAGTTGGCCCCATGAATACAAAACTACCCACGGGTTTGTTTTCTGGTTTAAGTCCTGCACGACTAACAAGAATCTTGTCAACAATTTCAGTAATAGCTTCTGGCTGACCGTAGACTTCTTGATTAAGTTGACCTTCTAGATGCGCAAGATTTTCACTTTCTTGTTCTGCAATAGCTTCTGCAGGCATATTGACCATTTTGCTAAGTTCAAATTGAATAGCTGCTTCATCGACAACTCTTTCATCTGCAGACTTTAAATTAAACCGTGAACATGCACAATCAATTAAGTCAATAGCCTTGTCTGGTAATTTTTTATCTGTTTGATATTTTACCGACAATTTAATTGCCGCTTGAATAGCATCGTCTTTAATTTTAACATTATGATGTTGTTCATAATATTTCTTAATACCTTTAAGAATTTGTACCGACATTTCTGCAGTAGGTTCGTCAACACTAATACGTTGGAATCTACGCATGAGCGCACGATCCTTTTCGAAGTGCTTGCGATATTCTTCCCAGGTAGTTGACGCTACAACTTTAATGTTGCCCTTGCTTAGTGCAGGTTTCATCATGTTGGCAAGATCGTTTGCCGAGTTATTTGCTGATCCAGCCCCACTGATCATATGAGCTTCGTCGATGAATAATACAGTCTTGCCTTTTTTCTCTAATGCTTTTAACACTAGTTTAAAACGTTCTTCAAAGTCACCGCGATATTTAGATCCGGCAAGCATAGCACTAATGTCCAAGTTAAACACAGTGTATTCTTTTAGGAAATCTGGTACTGCACCTTTAACAATATTATAGGCTAGTCCTTCTGCAATGGCAGTTTTACCTACACCTGGATCACCAACTAGGATAACGTTTGATTTACTGCGACGTCCTAGGGCCAGTGCAACATTTTCTAATTCGTCTATGCGCCCAATAACTGGGTCAATTTTATTCTTTTTAACTGCATCGTTAAGATTTGTTGTAAATGATCTCAATGCTCTTTCTGCCTGTCCTGTTTGTGGTTCTTCTTCGCCAGCTTCTGCAACATCTGAGCTAAGATAGTCGGCAAACTTTTCCTTATCGATTTCTGCTTGTTGAATGTAGTAGTGTGCAAATGATCGTTTTTCGCTCATCATGGCTAAAAACACATCAGTAGGTTCAATTTTCTGACGACCGCTAAACAACACCTGTGTAAATGCACGATTAAGTACACGTTCTACAGCCTGTGTCTTACGAGGCTTAACATCTGGTTGCTCTGTTGTAATTTCGTCAAGTTTACTTTTAAGATAATGCTCAAGATTCTTTTTAAGAAATTCACTATCGGCACCATATCCGCTAACGCACTTATAGAATGATTCATCGCAGAGCATGGCAAATAATAAATGCTCTAAAGTTAAGTATTCGTGACGTAGTTTTTTTGATACATCTATAGCTTTTTCGAATACTAGTTGAAGTTCGTTGCTGGGTTCTACCATTTAATTTCCTTGTGCTTTAATAATTTTATTGTACACAGTTTCTAATTCTTTTACAAGAGCCGGATCGTCTACTTTGGGCATATCTACTACAATTTTAATCATAAAGTTGCCTTGACGGCCGGTGTTTATATCTTTAAATCCCTTACCACTTGCACAATATTCTGTACCGTGATTTAAGCCGGCTCTTAGTTTAATAGTTAGACTATTGCCGTCTAAAGATTTAACATTTTTTTCACAACCAGTCATTGCTTCAAACAATGAAATTTCTAACGTAGTATACAAGTCGTTGTTTATTCTTTCAAACTCTGGATCAGATTCTACAATGACTTGGACATTTAAATTGCCACGAGCCCAATTAGGATTAGCATCGTCACCTAGCCCACTGTATCTTATAGTTTGACCGTGTTGTACACCCGCAGGGATATCAACAACTACTGTTTGTTGTCTACCAGTTGGGGTATTGTATCTTGCTTCTACTTGTGTACCATTGTAACTCTGTTTAAGAGTAATAGAAACACGTATTGTTAAGTCTCGATTTCGTCTTGACTGCTGAGCAGTAAATCCAGCAAATCCTGGTCCGAAACTAAATCCAAACATTTCACCGACATCTTGCCAACCTTGACCACCTTGTTGACCAAATGGATTAAACCCATTTTTTTGTGCATCGTATTGTTGACGCTTTTGTGTATCGCTTAGTGTGTCGTAGGCTTGACTTATTGATTGAAATGTTTTAGTATCACCGCCGCGATCAGGATGATTCTTCATAGCCAACTTTTTGTAGGCTTTTTTGATATCATCCTGACTGGCTTTTTCGTTTACACCTAATATTTGATAATAGTCCATAGTGCTATTATATAGCATTAAGACCTAAAAGGTCAATCTATTTCAGGAAAATTTTCTTCAAATGGTGGTCTGCTAGGCATTGGTTTGGCCATAGTAGGCATCAAGGTTGCTGCCGCGAATCCTCCGGCTGCACCAACTGCTGCAGCTCCGAATGGGGTAATCGCTGGCGCTCCAAATCCTGGATTGCTATTACCGCCGCCTGGTATTGGAGTTGTCCCCCAACTTGGTGCTGGAGTAAAACTTGTGCCGGGTGCTGCCCCGAATCCTGATTGCGGTGCGCCAAATGCTGGAGTCCCGCTCGCAAATCCTGTTCCTGGTATTGTTGCGCCATTTCCAAATCCTCCTGTTGGTGATGGGCTAGGTGGTTTAGACCACCCGGCATTTGCCGATGCCAGAGCTTGCTTCTGTGCGTCTTTGTCCCCGCCTGCTAACATAATACCTGACAGTGTGCCAGTTAAGAATGTAGCAATCGGAATAATCAATTCAAAGAACTTTTGATCAATAGGACTAATTGCGTTTAATGGTTGGGTGACAAAAATTAACGAATATAGTACGACAAATACAATGCCAAATAGCGTTAATGCTAAACAAATTCCAATAAAGAACTTTAGTCTAGCCATTAGCTGTTCTTCAGTGTACATGACGCTAGGTTGATTATTTTCCACAGTTGGCTCCTTGTGTGTTAGGCGCTCCAGCAGCGGGCGCAGAAATTGTTTTAGTCGATTCATCTTTTGGTGGTCCTAATCTTGGGTCACGTTGACCTTTAAAAATATGTTCTGGGCATGTGCGAGTTACGTCACATGTTGGTAATTTACAAAAATCTTTGTCCCAGTTGGCTGGATCTTGACAAGGATATCGAAATCTATCGCCACTAAACAATGCTAATACTATTGGAAATACTATTAGCAGTAGCAGATATTTCATCAGTTTATGATCACCCATTTTCTTTTTCCTTTTTGCTAGGTGCGAACTTCTCACTAGCAGTAAATCCTAACCCGGCAATAACAATATACATCATGCTTTCAAATGCTGCTGAATTGAGCTTGTAGTTAAAAAATTGTTCAGACATCATGCTAATAGCACACAGTATAAATGCCATTAACGTTACAACTCGTTTGCTGCTTACTGTGCCGTTAATGCTGTCAGATAACAGATAACCCATCATATTGTTTGACCTTTTTATATACTACTATTTATTTTACGCTTTCAAATATCTGTTTTTGGCTTTTATACCATTCAACCCAACCTTCTTGTTTAATTTGACAATTTTTATACAATGCGTAATTTTGAGTCACAGTGGTTAGCATTGCACTTAGCTTAGGACTGTTGTCTGCTAGTTTTAAATTAGGACAAGCTTCTAATAACTCTTTAGGAACATCAGGAAACTTCATAACTACTGGAACAGTAGTGCTACATCCTACAAGAGCAAATGCTGCTATTACAATCAATAATTTCATTTAGCTTCTCCTACAGGAGCTGCCGCATCGTTTAAAATTTGTATCGCTACAGGATCAACCTTACATTCGGCATCGATAATTTTTTCAACTTCTTTAATGCGTTCTTCAATTTTTATTTGTACTTCTTTAACTATCTTAGTTTTATAAACAATCTTTTCTTGCACTACAGTATTGACCACGGCAGACTTTGCTTCTGCTGCTTTAACTTTTTCTTCTAACTCTGCTACACGGGCTAGCCATGCTTTCTGCACACCGTAGCCGCCCATAAAATAAGCACCTGCTGCCAATGCTATGACTCCTACTAGTTCCATTGGTAACTTCCATTGTGTTATCATTGGAATCCATGTTACCAACTTGCTAACAATGTATAGTGTAATACCGGCACCCGCTAGTGCATAATAAATTATGACAAATATATTTTCTGGTATTAGACTAACTATCCACATTAGACTTTTTCCAACGCTACGGCATACTTGCCGTTCTCAAATACAAATGTATTTCCAATTTTAGTAATGTTGTAGTTACCTACGTACTTGGTAAAGTACAT